TACAAGTGTGAGCATGGCAATGACTGTTGGAGAGGTACTTGCTGCTGACATTGGGTTTGAGTCGAACGGTGCTCCTTTAAGCGCAACCAACATTCAGAGTGCTAGCTGATGGGCATCTATTTAGGAACGCAAGGCAAGATTGAGTTAATACGCGAAGCGGGCGAGCAATCGCTTGTCACGAAACTCGATCCAACTGATGTAAATGTTGGGTCAAAGCGTTTCAGTGTTGATTTTTCAGAATCAGCAATAATTTCAGGTGATCGAATAGAGATTGCAACGGTTGATGGCACAGGCTTGGAGCTGGTTTCAGGACATCAGGACAGCGATTCAGATTATTATCCTGACTGGACAGGTTTTGTTCACGTCGATGCAGCAGGAGGTTTAAGGCTTTACAGCACTTTTGCCCATGCTGTGACAGGCGGTATTACAAATGCTTTAACTCTTGTTCAGCCAAGCGCAGCAAAAGATGTCAGCATTAAATCTGAAGACAAGTTGTATAACCAGCTTGGTCAAGTTGTCAGCTATGAGCTAACAACTAGCCGAGATCAGGTCAATACTGATGTTTTAGGCACTGAGTTTCACAATTATTACGAAGCTGGTTTGATCAGTGGTCAGGGCCAGTTGTCCTGTTTTTGGGAACATACGAGTTCAAGCGGGGCGCGAAGCAGCGCAGCAAATGAGGAGTTTTCAGCTTATTTGGCGCGTTTGCTTCTGCGCCTAAAGCAGGGGGCAGCTTTTGGCGGGCGTTTTTACTTATATACCGGCGAATCAGGAGACGCAAGCGTTTGGTATGAGTCAAGATGCTTAGTCAACAGTTTTGCGGTAAGCATTGAGACAGGGCAGACTGTCCGCACCAACATTCAGTTTGTGGCTACTGGGCCAATTCGGCTGAAGCAAGGCTTTGCACCAGACGCTGTGCTTCAGGAGGATGGAACGAGCTTGATCTTGCAGGAAGACGGCACGAAGTTGTTGCTTGAAGAGGAAGGTTAGAATCAAGAAGATCGAGCGGCTTTTTTAGGGAGTAGTAATGCCTGATCTTGAGATTAGTAATTTGCCCGAATTGACGGGCGCTGCTCTAGCCGCGACTGATCCCTTTGCGGTTGCTGACTTATCTGCTTCTGAGACCAAGCGGATCACCGCCAAGAACTTAGTGCAATCAGGCTTGAGCTTGGTTGATGACGCAAGTATTCCAGCAGCAAAGGTTGCGGCGCTTGGAGCAACTCAGCTTGCCAGTAATAGCGTCACGACTCCCAAGATCACAGACGGTGCTGTTAGTACGGCAAAGATTGAAGACGCTGCAGTTACTGACGCCAAACTAGCTACCGGGCTTTCTGGGTCAAAACTTGAAGACGGCAGCATCACAGCAGCAAAGTTTGGAACGGTTGCCGATCGCGGCCTTGATCAAGTTGGCGGAAACGTTGGTCATACCAACTCTTTAACAGCTGGAACGGCTTCAGGTATTTCATTTGACGCGCAGGGGCATGTCACGGCGACAACTACAATTCCTGCGGCTGATCTCCCGGTCGCGACGACTGCTGCAATTGGCGGTGTAAGTGTTCCCAGCGGTTCAGGCTTGACGGTATCTGGGGCGGGAGCCCTTGATCACGAGAGCAGTATTGCAGCTGGATCTACAGCAAACATCGCTCATGACGAGCACGGCCATATCACGACAATTGAAGCTCTTACCGGTGACCATTTACCGGTTGCAACAACAGTTGCAAAGGGTGCTGTTTCCGTACCAGCCACTGGAAACCTTGAGGTAACTGCGACCGGGGTTCTTTCACTAAGCAATACTGCGGTCACTCCTGGTGTTCATACAAAAGTAACGGTTGACGCTCAAGGGCGAGTAACTAGCGGCGCTGGTCTTGACGCTGCGGATGTTCCTGACCTGGACGTTGATAAGCTGACCACTGGTCAAGTCCCGACTGTACGAATTGCAGACGATGCGGTAACGGCTGCAAAGCTTGCCGATCGATCCACTGCAACGATTGCTCAGGCAACTCCTGCCAACGGTGCATTTATAGGTCAAACACACCTTAATTCTCTTACGGGTGATTATTTTCTGTGGGATGGCAACGTCTGGCAGCCTATTGGCATCAGCGTTGGTGAGATTGTTTTAGCTGGAACGTACGACGCAAGCACCAATTTGGTGGCAACAGTCACGTCTGAGGGCACAGCTCTTGGGTTTGTTGTTGGATCGGCTTTGCCTGCTGCGTCTGCTGCAAACAAGAGTTATTACGTTGTTGTTAGCGAGGCTGGAACGGGAACATCACCAGCTCCAACGGTTTCTTTAAGTCCTCCTGACTTCCTGCTGTCTACCGGCTCGGAATATACAGAGATTGATGTTTCCAGTACGGTCACGGCTCAACAAGCGTCAAACGTTGCGTTTACCGCTTCTGGCGACATTACGGCAACCAATGTTCAGGCTGCAATCGAAGAACTTGATACAGAGAAGGTTGCTTCTGCAAGCCCTACGTTGACAGGCACTGTCACGTTAGGCACCGCTGCGACATTGGCATTTGAGGGCGGAACAGCTAATGCGTTTGAGACAACGCTAACGGTTGTTGATCCTACGGCTGACAGAACAGTTTCGCTCCCTAACGTTACCGGCACCGTTGTCACGACAGGAGATACGGGGACAGTTACAAACACAATGCTGGCAGGAAGCATTGCGGACAGCAAGTTAAGTCAGATTTCAACTGCGGATAAAGTTGCCGGTGCTGCTATAACAGCCGGTTCAATTGCAAACACTAAGTTAGCAAACGATAGTGTTTCATTTGGCGGAATAAGTCTAGATCTGGGAGGAACGGACGCAACACCAGCTTTTGATTTAGCTGATGCTACAAATTACCCTACGTCCAGCTTGACTGGCACTATTACGAATGCTCAGCTTGCGGGCAGTATTGCCGACAGCAAGCTAAGCACAATTACTACCGCAGGGAAAGTTAGCGGCAACGCGCTGACCAGTGGCACAATTGCTGGCTCTACAGCTGTTGGAACGACTGGAGTAATTGCGACAACATCAACTTTGGCTGTGGGACAAGCTAGTGCTGCGACTAACGTCGATCTGGACGTAGCTGGAACGTATGCCGGGAACGTGGTTAGTGTTGCGGCGCTAGACATTGATTGCAGCACTGGTAACTATTTCTCCAAGAGTATTTCAACTTCTAGTACTTTTACTTTTAGCAACGTGCCAGCCAGCCGAGCTTTTGCCTTCACGCTTGAGGTAAACTGCACTGGTTCAAGCACTGCCATTACTTGGCCAGCAGCAGTTAAATTCCCAAGCGACACAGCACCTACCTTGACCGACACCAAAACGCATCTGTTCCTGTTTGTGACTGATAACGGTGGTACGACATTCCGAGGAGCTTCTCTTGTTGACTACACAACCTGATAACTAATGGATCCTCTTTCTATTCGCATTGCGCTTGGGGCTGCTGCTGCATCAGTAGCTGCTGACCCGGTTACAGCCGCTGAGGTCTTTAGTCCAGATATATACACAGGAAACGGCACCAGTCAATCAATTGACAATGGCCTTGATTTATCTGGCGAAGGCGGCCTAACTTGGATCAAGTGCCGTAGTTCGACATTTGGTAACGGATCCTATTTGTATGACACTGAGCGCGGAAGTGCTTCGCTCCAAACAAACACTACCGCTGCTCAAGTTTCGCCAGATCCTAGGCTTAGTTTTGATTCAAGCGGATTCAATGTAACAACTAGTGGGGGTTCGGCAACCAACGCAAATGGAAAGACCTTTGTCGGCTGGTCATTTCGCAAAGCACCTGGTTTCTTTGATGTAGTCACTTGGACTGGAAATGGAGGTACTAGCCGAAGCATCAGTCATTCCTTGGACTCAGTGCCTGGAATGGTTATCATAAAAAGCACTTCTCACGCCACTTACAACTGGGTTGTTTATCATAGGTCCACAGGGTCTACTCAAAAATTAAGGCTAAATTTAACCGACGCAGCCGTTGCCGAAAATGGCAACTTTGGCGGATTGTCACCCACGTCGACAACATTTGGTGTTGGTTATGGCGCAACAAATGCCAATAACGAAAATTATGTCGCCTACGTTTTTGCTCACAACGATGCGCGATTTGGCGCTAATCGGGACAAAAGTATTGTCAATTGCGGGACTTATACCGGGTCCACTGGTAATGTCAATGTTGACTGTGGGTTTACTACAGGCGCAAGATTTGTAATTATCAAGCGAACTGATAGTTCTGGGGATTGGTTTGTTTTTGATACAGCTCGTGGTATTGTTAGTGGCAACGATCCGTACTTACTTGCAAACAGTAGCGCGGCAGAAGTGACAAACACTGACTACATTGACCCTCTTAACGCTGGGTTTACAGTTACCTCATCAGCTCCTGCTGCCTTAAACAATAATGGTGGCAATTACATTTTCATGGCAATCGCCTAAACATCATGGAACTCCGCAACCGCACCACCGGCACCGTCATCACTGAAACTCAGTTTCGCGCTGAGTTCTCTAGCACCAGTTTCCCGAAAGCTCTTACAACCGAGGTCATCAATGATTTTGGCTATGACCTTGTAAAAGAAGGTTTGCAAGCCACAGTCACTCCGCCGTATCAGTACAGCCAGCGGGATGGCGTTGAACAAATTGACGGGCAGTGGTTTACCAAGTTTGTTGTTGGTCCGATCTTTACGGACACAACTGATGAAGATGGCAACGTCACTACAGCTGCTGATAATGAAGCGGCTTACCGCGCCACACAAGATGCTAATCATGGCGCAAGTGTCCGCATAGACCGCAACAGGCTTTTGGCCGATTGTGATTGGACCGTTTTAACGGACAGCCCTTTAACGACCAGTCAAAAAACCGCTTGGAAAAATTATCGTCAAGCTTTGCGTGACGTAACGTCTAGCGCAGACTTTCCGCATAACATCACATGGCCATCACAGCCTTAGCCGGTCTCGGGTTTCTATACCTGATCGGCTTCTGCCTTTTTGCAATCAATCCTCGTGAAGATGAACCGTCCTGACCCAATGATCCCCGGCAAGCCTGGAGCGGAAGACGTTCCAGCAATGCGAAACAAACAAGCTTGGACAGCAAGCCATCGCATGGACGTAAGAATGGGAGGAAGTATCGCGGTCAAGGAAAGGGCTAATGGATTCCCGCACTTACGAGAACTGGAGAAAAGTAAAAGAAGCTCTAGAAAGTGCCGGGAAAACTGATTGCATGTTTTACAAACGTGCTGTGATGATATTGGCGGGCAAGCCAGACCCGCTAAAATAACAAGGAAGAAGCGCGTAAGTCGTGATTGAAATCTACGCAGCCATCATCGGCGCGGTTCTTGGCATTGCAGGGATGAACATCTCTGGATTCACTAGACGCACCAGCGAAAGCCGTGAAGCGGTTATTCGCCTGACAGCAGGCGTCGAATCTATTGCAACCAAGCTTGAAGATCTACACCAGGACATGAAGGCAGAAAAGGTACAGGCCACCGCTGACCGCCGCGAAATTTACGAACGCCTTAACGATCACGGAAACCGCATCACCGTTCTGGAGTACAAAGGCCCACAAGG